AGACAAAGATATATCATAGCCATTATTGACTTCACGATTTGGTATGTCTGCTTTCTTAATTCCTTTCGAGTTTTTATTGAAAAGAACTTCCTCTAATATGAGAGGTATAGAGGATTTACCTGTACCGTTAGTACCAACTAATTGTGTTACTATACTTTCGGTTAAATCTAATTCATTGTCTGCTCCATAACTGAAACAATTACTCCACTGCAACTTCTTTAGCGTAATCACTAAACACTCCTAAAATATTTTTAACTTTATCTTCGTTTAACTCTAGTATATAACTTAAATACTCATTAAGTTCTTCTTCCATTGACATCTCTTTATCTAATACTAAAGTTGCTTCTGTTTTTCTTTTTATGACTTTTTTATCAAGTAACTCACTATTTTTGATATTACTTAAGTCTGATACATCACCTTCTATCTCATAGATAGTATGGTGAAAGTCTGTCTGTACCATTTCATCTTCACTCACTACTGTTTTTCTTAGTAGCTGAGGAAGGTCAAATTGATGCCATGTCCATTCCCATGTATCATCAATTAATAGATAACCTGTCTTGACTATGTTTCTATGAAACGAAGTGGTCATTGGGCTACCGGGGTATATGATATTTCTTTGAGTATTTTCATGTGAGTGTAAGTCACCTGAGAATACATATCTATACTTATCAAATCTTTCTAAGTCTACTTCAGGTTGTACGTGAGGAGGTATCTCTCCACGAACATGTGTAAATAGTACTTCAGTATCTATATCTTCGATACTCTTCTTTCTATGTAGGTCAGCATAAGGCAGTATTGCCCAGTCTTCTTCATAGTAAGTTTCGTCTATAACTTCTACAAGAGGATTTATACTTGTAGTTGCTTTTTTCAAGTTTGTAAAGAAAGTTTTATTTTTACGAGTAGCTTCATGATTTCCATCATAAATAATTGTTCGTTTTGTAACTCCTTTTACAAAGTCAAAGTAAAGACTTAGTTCGTCCATTGAAGGGACTCGGTCAAACAAGTCCCCACCAATGATATGTAAGTCAATTCTATCACACTTTTCAATCTCTTGAATCTGCTCAAAGAACATCTTGTATCGAGCACATGCCCATGCTACAGGTACGTTCTTCTGTCCTAGCTTAATATGCCAGTCTGCTGTAAATAAAATCATCCTACAAAGTTTTCCCCAGGTGTCCATTCACACCCTGTTAGTCCACCTGCTTTAATTGCTTGTAAAGTTCTAAGAACTTCTTTAGCATTTCTGCCTGTGTCGAGTGCGTTAACACTTACATGTTGCACTATATCATTCTTGTCGATAATATAGGTAGCTCTATAACAAACTCCTGCTTCTTCATTTACTATTCCTAGTTTAGAAGATAAACCTAATCCACAATCTGCTGCTAAGGAATGTTGGATGTTGCCAATGAGTTCATTGTCTTGTTTCCAAGCCAATTTACAGAACTCATTGTCACCACTTATACCGATTACATTCGCTTCTTCTACTAACATATCCATACCCGCAATCTCTGTTGGGCATATGAAAGTAAAGTCCTTAGGATAAAAATATACAACTGTATACTGTCTCTTTAAAGGTTCATACTGTTCAGTAACTGATACCTCTATAAAGTTATTGTCTTTGTCAACTCCCTGCAAAGTAAATGCGGGGAACTTCTGTCCTACTGTAATCATGTACTACTCCTTATTTAATGTCAAATTCGTCGCTGATTGATTCATCAGGTGTTGAATTGTCTGCCCCTTCTCTTAGTCTGTCGAGAAGCTCTTTCTGTGCGTCTGGAGTTGGTCTTGTTAAGATTTCATCCATAGACTTAAGATCTGCTACTAGAGATTGCTCATCTTCAGTTAGAGGTCTTGGTTTGCATTTTAATGCTTGTAGTTGATACTCAACATTGTAAGCCATCGGTCCTGTTTTAACTCTTTTGAAGCATACGTCCCACCCTGTTTCAGGGTCAGTTGGGTCTCCGAGGTCTTCCGCGGCTACCATTACTTGTTCCAGTAGTTTCTTCTTAAGATTTAAGACTTTGACTTTACCATCGTGAATACACTGAATTGCATAAGACCAACCACACTTAAGTTCAGGGTGGTATTCTCTTACCCAGTCTTTTTCTACATTAGTAAATGCTTCGGTGTTTCTGTCGAATGACAAACACTCGAAAGGTAAATTCTTTCCGTTTTCACCTTTTAGCCAGTATACATATCTTGGTAACATGTCACCGACCATTCTTATTTTATTATCGCCTTCTACATATTGGTAGCTATCGATTTTGTTCTTTTGGGCTTCGCCCTTGGCTTGATTAAAACTTATTGCCATTTCATTTCTCCTTTAGTGATTTCCTCAAATTTAAAGTGAATTCTATCCCCTTCAATCCAAAGTAATCTATTGCTTTCTATTATGTCCTTCTCACCTGTAAAGTACAGAAGGTCTAGAGTGGTATCTTTAGTTTTTTGATACTCAAAATAGTTGCGTAGTGACGCGATACCTGCGTACTGTGCAATCTCGCTATCCGAGTATCTCCTTCTTTGAATAAACAACGGCTCAGGGTTAACAAGGAAACTATGTCCATGAAAACTCTTTTGCCAGAACTTGAATATTCTATCGTGCCTATTAACTGGAGGCAGTTTGTATGTCAAGATGTGCAGGATTGTCAAAATATCATTGACGCTTCCATTGCTTTCTTTTTTTATCTTTTTCCAATTATAGAATAACATTATATCAAAAATTTAACCTCATGTCAAGAAACATTTTTCAGTCCTATAAGTAGGCAACTTCGTACCCTTGTTTCATGTAGTAACCCATTCTCGCACCTGCCTGTTTTCTAGCTGTGCGACCTTCTAAATGAATATCTACGATTACGGGTTGTGGTTTGCCTTCGTATAGCCTTATTACTCTACCAATTAATTGTGTTAGTAGAGGTTCGTTGTTAATAGGTGTTCCTAAGATTAGACAGCTAAGACAGTCAACTGAAATACCTTCCGAAAATATACTTTGTGTTCCAAAGAGTATATCTTTTGTAGTGAATATTTCTTTTATCATGTCGCCTCTCTCTTCGTGAGGAACGTCTCCTGTAACGCATATTGCGTTATCTCCTACTAGTGCTGAACTTCTTTTGAGAAAGTCAACTCTGTCACTTACTACTAGAACTTTATGTCCTTTAGCAGCGTAACCTGCAGCTAGTACTGCACATATGTTTTGGTACTCCCAATCATACGCTAATTCGTTGATTCGAGTTGCCCACGCAATGTTCGCTCCATCCATGAAACGAATACCACTTTGTACTACTTCAACGCGTGGTGTCAAATAGTTTTCTTTGGGTGGTTTATATACTGTGTTTGAGAAGTAGTCTCGAAATACAACATGTCTTCCGTCCTTTCGTTGCATTGTCCCTGTCAGACCGATTTTATGACGAGCCCTGTTAGAGTCAATAATGCGTGTAAAAGTTGGACTTGATACATGGTGCATTTCATCTAATATAATAGTACCGAACTCTTTTGCGATTTTCTCTTGATTTCGATACAAAGTTTGCACGTTGCCAATGACAATGTCCCTATCGATTTCAAATCTACCCGAACCTATCACACCCGCCGAGACCCCGAAGACTTTCTTACACTCTTTTTCCCACTGCGACCGTAGCGCTACAGTATGAGTAACAATAAGTGTTTTCTGTTTTAGTTTATTTGCGATAGCTAAAGCTGTAAATGTCTTTCCCCAACTGACCCAAGCGTTAATTATAGCACTGCCTTGAATGTCGTCATATACCGACTGCTGTGAGTCACGTAAAGTAAACTTAAAGTCATAACCTTCAATTGGTACATCATTCCGCTTATCGACTATCTCGTAGTCGTTTGGTATCAAATCCGTTCTTCCGATAGGTATAGTAACTAAACCTGCTCGAATTATGCCCATATTCTTTATGATGATAGGCGGATCTGTTGGACGTCTTGGCGGTATACTATAGGTGAGTTCTTCGTCAAGCTTTGCCTGGTATGTTGCACTTACTTCTATGAATATCCTGTTACTGAGGACTGCTTTCATTTAGCTCGTCTTCTGTCACACAATGCTCAATTCCATGGTAAGTATAGTAGCACTTTAAAGTTACTACTTCACCTTGCCCATTGTCATCCCAGTGTCTAATTACGTTTGATATGATAAAGCAACAAGTAATAAGGTTGAATAACACAATAAAACTCCTAAAGAGAGCCACAAAATCCGCTTCCCTGTCATATCCTACTTTCTCCCCTAATGATTTTGCCCATAATCTCCATAAATTCATTCTAAACCCCTTAATAATTCTAATAATTCTTGTACTGTTGCGAGGTCTTGCTCGTTATCAGTATCTATTTCTATTTTTATTTTCATACTTTTCTCCAAGTATCTTTCTTCTTAATTTCTGAGAGTTCGTACAAGTAAGATGGTATATCTTTTAAGTACAGTACTCCTGCGTATTTTTGTGTTGGCTCTGGCGGTCTTTTTAGTTCAAAGGGGAAAGGTATATTCTCTACATATATAAGAGTCAATATATCTTTTTCTATTACTTTAGTTATTCTTCGGTAGTATAGTTTCGCTGTCGTACTTTTCTCATAACGAAAAAATCTTCCATTTGAGTCTATAAAGAACTTCCTTCTATGCCTTGATAAGTCCACAAAGTTATCGATCATATGTCTTAACTCATATAAATTTTTATGTGGTGTGTTTAATCTGCGCTGACCTATTGTGTAGCCAGAGACATTTGTATCATCTACAACTGCACCCTCGCACCACAATATGCCATCACGTCTTTCTATTTCGTCTGTGTGTATTACATAGACTGGAAACTCGACATCACTCAGATTCATACTTAGCCTTAAACTTGCCAAGTGAGTAATCTTCATCTACGTCAAAGTCACAACCGATTGGACAACCTGGTATTGATATACCTCGGTCTTTCTCAATACAGTTTTGTACTATTTCCATATATTCATCAACTTCTTCTTCTTTCACTTCTGCAAGAATTGAGTCATGAACCAGAGCAAAGATTCTCATATCTTTCGTCTTGTTTCGTTTGATAATTTCATTGTGAGTATCTATAGCACCAAGAAGGTTAACATCAGAAGCAATTGACTGTACTAGAAAGTTAATTCCTGACCTCACTTCATGAGAAGCAATACCCTTGTCTGTAGAAAATACATTAGGGAGTCGTCTCTTTCTTCCGAAATGGCTGTAAATAAAACCATTATCTTGTATAAACTGCTTCTGATTATCTAACCACTTCTTTAGACCTGCAAACTGTTCAAAGTAATCTTTAATAACAGCACTTGCTTCATTCATACTGAAGTAACTGCCAGAGTCTTTGGTAACTTGTTCACTGATCTTCTTCGGTCCCGCACCATACATAATACCAAAGGTAACAGCTTTTGCCATTTGTCTTTGAGTACTATACTGAGTAGCAACTTCATCAACTTCGCAAGGTAAGTCAAAAACCAACTTAGCAATGTTACTATGAAAGTTACCTCCAGATTTAAATACATTCATAAGATTCTTGTCGTTTGCAAGCACAGCCGCGCAATATACCTCAGCTGTTGTTAAGTCCATTGCAACTATTTTGTTGCCTGGTGCAGCTTTGATACATCCTTTCACAATGGGATTGTCTCTTGGTATTTGTTGCATATTCATTTTACCACTACTAGAAAGACGACCAGAGGTTGTTCCGTGTAGGTTGAAACCTGTACGAAGTCTGCTGTCTCTATCAAGCTGTGGATAAATTTTATCAAGATATGTACTCTTGATTTTAACTTTCTGTCTTATGTCAAGTACTAGTTGTGGTACTTCATGTTCTTCGGCTAACTCTTTGAGTACTTCAGCATCGGTACTATCCGCACCCGTGCCAGTCTTCTTACCAGTAGGAGTTAATCCTATATAGTCAAAGAGTAAAGAACGTAGTTGCATTGTACTGTTTGGGTTGAAATCTTTCTTAGTGATTTCTTCAAACTTCTTAATTTCAGGATAAGTATATAATGTAGCGATGGCTTCATCAATCTGCTCCTGCATAAGAACGGAAGATTTCTCTAGTCTCATTCTATCAAACGGTACTCCAATGTCTTGTATATCAGTTAAGAATCTACATCCTGGTATAAGTATATCTCTGTACACACCATACAATCTATCATTCGTAAGTAAAGGCTTTTCAAACTTTTGGAAAAGAAGAAAAGTACATACTGCGTCAAGAGCTGCATAGTCTTTCATGATGTCGAAAGGAATCATGTCCCAAGTAAATTGGTTTCTAAGTATTCCATTTCTACGGCAGAAGTCTGCCATCCAATCATACATTGGTTTCTCATAGTCTCCATAAGGAGTGTACTTGAGAGATAATTGTTTTAGGCCGTGAGTGCCTGGATTTTCATCTAACATATAGTGTAGTAACATAGTATCTTCAAACCTTGGAAACTTAAATCCAAAGTGATACTCAAAGAAAGCCAAGTCAAACTTAGCATTGTGAAATACTACTCGTTTCTTGGTGAATAATTCTTGTAGGAGTTCTTCTACTTCCTCGTCTACACAATCTGTGTCAATGTATGCTCCATGATCTGGTTCGTAAGATATGCTCATACCTAACATATAACCATCTCTAGGATATAGTCCTGTTGTTTCAGAATCAAGTGCAATGAAATCAAAAGGAGCATCAATTGCTTTCTTGATGAAATCAATGAAGTCCTTAGTTTCTGTTATGCCATATGCTTTGTCAGAACCAAGTTTCATAACTTTAAGTTCTCCTTTCACATACTTACTTATATTCTCAACTGAGTCTTCCCATGTCTTTTTAGCTTCCGGTTTGAAAGCTAACATCGCTGGGTTTATTACTGGTAGAAATTTTTCATCTATTACTCTACCGCTGTATTCTGTTACTGAGCTTTGTTTTGTATAATATTTCAAGCACTCAGACCCGATAAGTATTACCCAATCATAATCATCAACGTTGATGTCGATATCACAATCTCGTTTTAATACTTTCTTTACTGTTGGGTCTGAACATAATTGAAACTGTTCAAAATCAAATTGATTATCAAATAATCTTACATAGTCATTACGACTAGGCTTGCTCTCTATTAATGCTATTTTAGCCATATAATTGTTCCTTTAGTTCTTTTACTTTGTTTTTTGTTAATGCCCCTGCATCCCCTAATGCTCTTGGTAATGTAATGTTTTTGTGTAGTATCTCTGCTATGTCGCACATCTCAATCACTCGTTGTGCTGCATCTTGTCCTGCATCATCAGGGTCGAATAGTAAATCTATACCTGATACTCCACTCATTTTTAATAATTTTAGTTTCTCTATGTCTATGTTTCTTGTACCAAAGCAACAAACACTATTCTCTAGCCCCTTGTCATGTAGATTTAGTACATCAAATATACCTTCTACTAGAATGATTCTTCCCTTTATGGGGCGGACTCGAGCAGGAAATAGCGGTAACACAGCTTTTGGGGGATGTATAATATATTTTACTATATCTGTAGGTGATTGACTCCTACAATTAAATGCTACTATTTTTCCTGTCAAGTCCTTAATCGGGAAGGAGAGTCTACCTGTAAACGGTTTGTCTGGATGCACAAAGCAGTCAAACTTTTTATAAGTTTCAGGTGAGATTTCTCTCCAGTTGCCTACGTACGGCATGAAATTAGAAGGCATCTTCAAACCTATGGAAGATGACCTTACTTCTTCTATTTTTCTTCTAACCTTTTCTCTTCTTATGTCTAAAGGATTAGAAGGTGCATCGAAATGAACAAAGATGTTGCCCTTGTAGCCACAGGAGAAACAATTGTATACTCCTGTTATTCTATCAATTCTCATACTTGGGTTGCCATCATCATGTTCAGGATTTAAACATGAAACGATACAATCTGCGGGAGATAACTTATACTCTATCTTTCTTTCTTGTAATAGTTCCTCAACCGTCATATATGTCTCCGTTCCATTCTAACCAATCTTCTACTTGTCTTAGTCTCATAGATTCTTCATAGATAGGTCTAAACTCTTCTCTTGTTGGCATTTCTACTACAAGTGGTAATTTTTTTATAAACTTACCATACGCTTCACTTAATTGTTTTTCTGTATATAATATCATAGGTCGTCTACATCTTCTCCAGTTTTCATACTATTTGACATATCCTCTTTGTCTTTAGGATTGATTTGTGATTGAGGTCCGATTTTAAGTGTTTCCCAATCAATAACACTACTAAAACTTTTCATAACATTACTACGCATCTTTGTGCAGTTAAATGTCATGCAGTTATCTTCTTGTTCCCATGTTTCTAGTGAGTAAGCTGCATCTGCAGCATCAAGTATACCTTTTGCAAACCTTGCCTCTCCACTTGCATCAGTTTGATAAGGTGCAAAGAACATAGTCTCATATTCCTGTGCATACAACTTCATTTTCTTACTTACTTCTATTTGTTCTGTCCAATCGTATTGTCCAGATCGACTTGGTGCATTGTGGCGCTTCACTTGGTTCAGATAGTCAACTATTACAACTCCTATGTCAAGCTGATTGACTTTTTTGTCAAGCTCTGACTGTATCTTGGAGAGAGTTAGTGCAGGGTCATAGATTACATCTATTTGCCTGTCTTTGTGTAGCTGTAGTTTTGTTAGCTTGTCATGAAATGCCTCAAAGTCACGAGTTTTCTCGAACTCTGGTAGTAATTCATGTCCACCATCAAAACGTCCAGCCCACCAGCCAGCAACTGCTGTCCACTCAGAACCACTTAGCATTTTGCTACGTAATCTTTTGAGTGGGACACGAGTTGCAACAGAGCATATTCTTTGTAGTATAGAACGACTATCCATCTCAATAGTGAAATAAATAGCTGAACGACCACTTTCATATACATTAGCTGCTAAGTTACAACAGGTAACTGACTTACCTGAACCACGTCTGCCTCCCACAAGCACCAAATCTTTGGGAGAGAACTGAATTTCCGAATCATATTCAGAATTGAGTCCTAAAGGTAAATACTTAGATAGTTCTTTGTCATCTTCAAACAAAGAGATTTTTTCCATACTCTCTGCTGGTGGTTTGACATCTACCGATTCACTTACCTTTAATACTATTTCCTGTAATTGTTCTATGTTTTCTTCAGCTGTAGCCATTGCTACTGTGTTATCTATATACTTATCAAGTTGGTCTAGGATTTCTACTTGTGCATACTCATTCTTGAGATAGTCAAGTAAAAGCCACGCGTCTACCTCGACATCTACTGATTCGATTGCGAATATTTTTTCCTGTAGTTTTCTGTCACGGACTTCGTAACGTAGGTCCTCGAACTGAGGTAGGTCTTGGTATTGGTCGATATGTTTGTCGAGTATTTTAAAGACAGATTGAAAATCACCAGGTAGGTAATGTTCCTTGAGGTTAGACCAAGTATCTAAATCTTTCTGTACTATAATTTGCTTTAGTAACGCACTCGCAATATTCAAACTAACTCTCCCAAGTATATATAAAAAATGGGCAGGGACTACGTCCCCACCCGACTAAATGCAAGAAATATTAACCTATTTCTTTTTTAGCAGCGCCGTTGTAATCGGAACATGTTAGACCTCTTCTGGTCAACATTGTTTTAACTCCTCTTACTGTTTTGCCGATTGAATCAGCGATTTCTTCTACAGTCATTGCAGAGATATCGATGTCAGCTAAAACGTCAGCTTTGCTTGAACCTTTAGTTTCTTTTTGCTTAGGAATCGCGTTGATTTCACCACTTCTTAGTAAAGATAAAGCTTTACCTCTGATTGAATTTACTGATTTGCCTAATGCATCAGCGATTTCTTCTACGAAGCTTCCGCCGTTTACCATTTCAACAAATGTTCCTTCTTCTTCAGGAGTATAAGTTCTAACTGTTTCTACTTTAGGAGCTGGTTTAACGTGGTCTGTAAGTTCCATAGAAAGAATCTTTCCTTGGATTGACTTAGCAGAAAAGTTTCCGCCCTCGAAGTGTGATGCAATTTCTGCATAAGTGTAAGAACCACTGTTATCATTTACAAATGCTGATAAAGTAGCTTCTTGGTCTTCTGAGAAAGACTTAGTTGCTGAAGCAGAAGCTAATTCTACATCAAAACCCATCTTTCTTAGTTTGCTAGAAACTGATCTTGTAGATGTTTCTAACTGCTCTGCTGCTGAAGCAACAGTAGCTTGAGATATCGGGCTCTCGTCGCCCACGAAAGAAGTTAACTCTGAAGTTCTTTCGTCTGTCCATTTTGGTAATGCCATTTTTATATTTCCTCTAAAATGTCTTTTATGTTATTAATAATTGTTATACCCATTGTTTCTGCTTTCTTAGTTTTAGCACTTGCTATTCCACTCTCATTTACTAAGATTGTGATATCTTTTGTGAGATTATCCTTTACTGCATAGCCGTTTTCTAATAATACTTGTTTGGCGGCTGCTTTCGTAGGATAGCTTACTAGCTTACCTGAGATACAAACTGTTCCCTTAGTGTTCTCGTGACTGACTTTTTGCCTAGCACAAGTAAAAGTAAAAGGTAACTTTGCATATTCTTGGATTAGGAAAGTTTCCTCTAACCAATCAAGAAGGTTCGACGCCGCTTTAGGACCCAGACCTGCCTCTGCACATGTCTCTGGGGTTATCTCATGTATTGATGAGATGTGTTTTGCTAACTTTTGAGTGGCACTTGAGCCTATCAGCGGTATCGAAAAAGCTGGAAGTAAAACTGTTAGGTCATTACTCTTCGATTTGTTAATTTCTTGAAAGAGTTTAGTTCCCAGTTTTTCTGAATCCAATGTTGAACATATATCCTCTTGGGTGAGAGAATATATATCGTGATAATCGACTAGACCTAACCTATCTATAGTAGACGGTCCGAGTCCTTTGATTTTCAAAGTCTTTGCAAAGTGTTCAACACGCTTTGCTGACTGAGCGGGACAAAGTTTATTACGACAGAATAGTTGGTCGTTAACAAGTTCTAACACACTTGCGCATGTCGGACAACTTGTCGGTGGTACTATCTCTGTCATATTGTCTTTCTCCCAAAATATAAGTATATTATATCAGACGAGAGAGCGTTTGTCAAGAATTATTTTTCGGGAAGTGGGATAAAATTTTAGAATCAATTTTGAAACACTCTGTATGCCCACCGAATTTTTCAGCTGGATAATGACGGTCGTCCTTAAACTCCTCGTGCAGTTCCTGCTCTTTTTTCCAGCAGTTATAAATCGTATCGTGATAGGTTCGTTGTATGCGTAAATCATACCCCTTAAAACCACGACTTCTTTTAATAACGTGCCTCCAATCTTTTCCCTTTGCTATTCCAACCTTAATACATTCCCTTACGAACGTCTTTTGATTGACTAAAATAACTCCATATAGAACACCCTCTACTAGCTGTTCATCGGGTCGGTTCTCAAAATAAGTTTTGTTGTAAACTCCTCCACTCA